CAACAAGCTGCATTTGCTTTAGAAGATTATAAAAAATCATTAAAACACATGAAGTCAAGTTTAATTAATCCTACCCCTAGAGAAATGGTAGATGACAGACTTTATTACTAGGAGATATAAATGACAACTAAAATACCAGTAGAATTATCAAGTACCCCCGGAATAGCTGACAGTAGTAATGCTACAGCTATAACGATTGATAGTTCTGAAAATGTTGGAATTGGAGTTACATCACCACAAACTACTTTTGGAAAAGCAGGTACACTAGATGCAAATGGTGTAATCATAGCAAGAGGTGGACTAGGAAATCACGAAACAGATGCTATTGCTTTAGAATATTATAATGGCATAAGTAGATTAAGAGCATATGGTGCTAGTGCTGGAACTGGCATATTAGCTTTCAATACAGGTGGCGGTGGCGATTCTACAGATACAGAAAGAATGAGAATTAATTCTTCAGGTAATGTTGGAATTGGAAATACAAATCCAACTGAAAGACTTCATGTACAAGCCGCATCAATAAATAGTGATGTTGCAAGAATTACAGGTGCAAATGCAGATAGAGGTTTGCTTATTAAAACTGATGCAGTTGGTGCAACTAATGATGTTTTTGTTATTTTTGATGTAGACCACTCAGCCGGTCATATTGGCTTCCAAACCAATAGTGTAGAAGCTATGAGAATTACTAATGGTAGTTATGTTGGTATAGGAGATACTTCACCTGCTTATCGTTTAGAACTTCCAAATACTGCAAGTGCAGCAGGTCAAGGAAGAGCAAATAATTGGATTGTTTACTCTGATAGTAGAATTAAATCTAATATACAAGTTTTAAATTACGGACTAGATATAGTTAAACAATTAAAACCATCTAAATACAAGCATCACAATTCTATAAAAAATGATGATGGACAATTTGTAAAATTAGATGAAGGTGCTAATGATATAGGTTTTATAGCACAAGAAGTTTTGCCTTTAATGCCTGAAGTAGTAGCAATACCTGAAGATACAGATAAAGATTTGTATTCACTTAATTATCCAAAACTAACAGCAGTTTTAACAAAAGCTATCCAAGAACAACAAGACATCATAGACGATTTAAAATCAAGAATAGAAACACTAGAGGGATAATATGGCACTAACAAAAGTAACTTCAGCACTAACTAATTTAGATGGTGGTATTACTATTGATAATATTACTATAGATGGCACAACAATGACTTTAAGCTCTGGCTCTATGACTATTGATGTTGCAGATAATATTGTTCTTGATACTGATGGAGGAAATATAGCTTTAAAAGATAATGGAGTGCAATTTGCTAATTTTGCAAATGTTAGTAGTAATTTTGAAATAGATTCTAATGTTCAAGATAAAGACATAAAATTTAATGGTAATGATGGTGGTAGCACAATAACAGCACTTACGCTTGATATGTCCGAAGCTGGTGCAGCAACCTTTAACAACAACGTCACTGCTTTCTCAGACGAAAGACTAAAAGATAATATTGAAACCTTAGAAGATGGTTTGGCTAAAGTAGAACAACTTAGAGGTGTAACTTATACCAGAGATGGCAAAGAAAATATTGGTGTTATAGCTCAAGAAATAGAAAAAATATTACCAGAAATAGTACTAACTGCTGATGATGAAATGGGTACTAAGTCTGTAGATTACAGCAGATTAACAGCAGTACTGATTGAAGCTGTAAAAGAATTATCTGCAAGAGTAAAAGAGTTGGAGAATAAATAATGGCATTAGCTACTAGTGGAGCATTAACTTTAGACCAAATTCATGTTGAAGCTGGTGGTACTACTGGTACTACATGTTCTTTAAATGATTCTGATATTAGAGGTTTAACTGCTGCTTCTGGTAGAACTATTAACAGTACGTTAGGAACTAATATAGATTTTGCAGATTTTTATGGAGCTAGTTCGGCAGTACAAAGTACACTTACTACTGGTTACTATCATTTTTCTCTTTATACTATTAACTGGAGATATAGAGGATATAATAAAAGTCAGCCGTATGGTTCTATGAGTCCTATAATACAAAATTCAAATATTGCTAATAATAATGAACTAATAGCTATTTATGTTTTTGGTGTAATTACTCAAGCAACTTCTGGAGTAGGTATAGGTGATAGAAGAATTTATGCTCATTTTGATGGTACAAATACTATAAGTAATACTAATAGTAGTGCTTTTACATCTGTTACTATAAATGGTACTACTTTTAATAGAAGTGATGCTACGTTTAGTATTGCAACTGGTCCACAATATCATTTTTATTGGGATGAATCAGGTGGCGGTTATGTCAATAATAACACTGCTGCCATACCACCATTCCCTGCTGTTGGTTCAACTTGTACTATTTCATTTACATAATATTATGGCTAAAGAACAAATAAATCAATATATTAAAGAAGTAAGAGAAACTAGCTATATAGAAGATATAGATGAAAATAATAATTCTTTTAAAAGAGTATGTATTTTTTTTGATGATGCTGATGGTAATCCAATAGAAATGCATTTAAATAAAAATGATAGTGCTGAAATGTTAATTGAAGAAAATAATGAAGTGTTTATCAATACAGAAAATGTAGATGCTAGGATAGAGCAAGAAAAAGAAATATTAAATCAAATTCAAGCAGTAGAAAATGAGTAGAAGTCAACCATATACTGTGGCATGTGCCGGAGGTCTAGTTACTTCATCAAATGCTATTGACTTACTTAAAACTCCCGGTGTAGCAACTGAATTAAAAAACTTTGAAGTTTCTACCAAGGGTGGCTACAGACGTATTAATGGCTTTACAAAGTTTGGTGGTGGTAGTGCAGTGCAACCTTCTGGAAGTTCTGATACTATCTTAGGAGTATTTCCTTATGCTGATGGTGTTATTGTTTGTGTAAGTGATGATATATATTTTACTAACAATGGCACAAGCTACTTACAAATAAATAAATTATCTGCAGGTGGTGGTGATAACCATACAACTTTTACAGGTAAATCAGCAACTGCAAGAACTGGGCAAGGTCAATGTCAGTTTGTACTTTTTGAAGGTGCAACATTTGATTATGGTGAAGTAATTATAGCTGACGGTGCTAATAAGCCTTGGGCTTTTAGAATGGAAGGCACAGGAGCTTTAAATACTAGAACATTTTTTACCGAAGAAATTACAGTTGATGGAACTAACGGTGTTAAATATATAGCAATCCATGACCATCATTTAATTGCTGCTGGAGTAGAAAATAATTTAAATACAGTTTATTACAGTGTTTATAATGACCCTAATAACTTTACAGGTACTGGTGCAGGTTCAGTAACTATATCTGACCAAGTACAAGGTATTAAAGGATTTAGAACAGACTTAATAGTTTTTGCTGAAAACAGCATACATAAGTTAATAAATATAAATGACAGTTCTAATATTCGTATTGACCCTATTACTGAAAACGTAGGTTGTTTAAGTGGTTATAGTATTCAAGAGATTGGTGGTGATTTAATATTTTTAGCACCAGATGGATTAAGAACAGTAGCTGGTACAGCAAGAATTGGGGATGTGGAATTAGGAACTGTTAGTAGTAATATACAAAACATTGTTAGTGATTTAGCAGAAAGTATAAATCTTTATACTATAAACAGTGTAGTACTAAGAGAAAAATCACAGTACCGATTATTTTACACAAATACTGGAGCTGCTGATACTACCCAAAGAGGAATTATTGGTACATTAAGACCTAACGGTTTTCAGTGGTCAGAAACTAGAGGATTAGAAGTTACAGCTATTGGTTCTGGTTTTGATAATAATGGTATTGAACAATATTATCATGGTGATACTAATGGAAATGTTTATCAGCATGATGTTGGTGATGACTTTGATGGCACTAAAATCTTAGCAAGATATACCACACCAGATTATGATTATGGTGATTTAGGAACTTTAAAAACTTTACACTATCTTAGAGTTTCTATGGCAACAGAAGGTATTGTTGAACCTGATGTACAAATTAAGTTTGATTATAACAGTACTGATGTACCACAACCAACAGATTTATTTGACTTAGGAGTTATAAACCCACCTTCTTTATTTGGTGATGCAGTATTTAACACAAACAAATTTGCTGGACAAAATAATCCAATGATAAGAGTACCGTTACAAGGTAGTGGTACAAGTAATAATTTTACAGTAATTAGTAATGATACAAAACCAAGCTACACAGTTAATGGACTTTATGTAGACTTTATACCTTCGGGTAGGAGATAATTATGGCACAAACATACACAAGACAAAGTACTTTTGCAGATGGCGATACTATAACTGCAGCTTTGTTTAATGATGAATATAATCAGTTAGTAAATGCTTTCGCTTACTCTTCAAGTAGTGCAAGTTCTACTGGACACCGACATGATGGTACTGCAGGTCAAGGTGGTAATATTCATACTATTGGTGATTTAGATTTTTTAAACAAAATAGTTGTAGACAGTACAAACAATAGATGGGGATTTTATGTAGAAGTTTCTTCTGCTGCTGTAGAACAAATTAGATTACAAGATGGTGCTTTACTTCCAGTCACTGATAGCGATGTTGATTTAGGAACAACTTCATTACGTTTTAAAGATACTTTTACTGACTCTATAACTACTACAGGTAATGTAGATGTAGGTGGTAATTTAACAGTTACAGGTACTACAACTTTTAACGGTGGTACAATTACTATG